ATGCGCTTCTAAAAGTGAAAAATTAGCAGCTAAACTTATTCTAGTCACATCCGATCTAAAATTAGAAACCGAATGGGTTAGATTCCAAGGAAAAATAAAAAAGTCTCCTATCTCGGGTCTAAACTCAAATGAATGAGTCTGAAAAGGCTGTGGATTTCCTGTAATAAACATTAAAGAACCAGGACCACTACCGGTACCCTTCCATTCCCTTTGTTCTTTTTTAATTTCATCAGGAATATCTATAAATAATACGGAAGATAAGTCACAATTATTATGGACATGAGGGGGATTAGATTCTCCTTTTTTCATAAAGTTAACCCATGCGTTGTTCACTTTAATTCCTTCCAGGTTTACACCATACCAATTTTGATGAGCCTTTTGGTATGCCTTAAAATAAGATTTTATAATATTTAAGTATTCAAATTTATCAATCTTCCTTTCATCTTTAATAATACCAGCTAAATTTCTCGAGAAATTTTCTGTGGCAGCATTACAAATTTTTTTAAGTTCTTTAATATCTTCCAGGTTTACTCTAGTTTTAAACAGTAAAGGTCCCCAAGGATAAGTAGTATATTCTATTTTTTCTCTCTCAGGCCCCATGATAAAATAATCCTTTCTTGGTAAGATAATGCAAAGTGGGGAAGGCCTGAAGGAGATAATAATAAATCTCCTGGTTTTAAATGTATAGTTATATCTTGAGTATCAAATCTATACATAGCGTTGTTATAAACCCCTAAAATTAAAGAATTTTCTTCATCTACATGAGCTGCACCAATAGATCTTTTGAATGAGAAAAAAATATCTGCCTGATCAATATTAAAGTGTTTAAGTCCATTACATATTATCTTATGCAGAGGTCTTATCTCTGGAGCATCTTCAACTTTTCTTATTTGAAAAGGATTACAAAAAATATCATTTTCATTAATCCCTACATTTTTATTTATTTGAATTCGGTTTTTGTAATTATTACTATTTAATAATTTACCCACGGTGTTAAAATTAATATTATTTTCTAACATTAATGCATTAGGTAGATGTAAAACTTTCCCGTGCCTTATTGCTTGGGTTATTTTATCAAACATATTTAAATACCTAAATCTTTAAGAAAATTTTTAACAAAAACATTATCAGCATTCATAATTTGTTTTCTTTTATTTTCCACATTTCTCCTTAATTCTTTTCTAATTGCAGGATCTTTTTCCTCTTTAAGTCTTAAATATAAACTATAATATTCATTCCACAACAAATGTTTTCTTTTAAATCGAATAAATTCCTTAAGTAAAGCCTTTCTATATCGAGTCCTAACTTCATCAGGATCCCAACCAGCCCACCAACAAATTTGATTAAAATCTTTTGAAGCAGCAATCCAAAAATGAGCATCACATTTATAAATACTAGACTTTCTATCAGTAGTCATAATTCGTGCATCTTCAAACGCATTTAAAATAACATGTCTCCACAATTTTTGTTCATTACAATTATGATTTTCAGAAATGATATCGGCAGCCACTTTAGTGCCCATAATTTTTAACAAGTCGAGAGAGTATATCACGATAGCACCTTTTGGAATTAATCCAATTGAATCGAGTAGCGACCTCGTAGTGTTCATGAACATCTTCTATAATTAGAGTAATGTCTGCGCCTTCAAGCTGTTTAACTTGAATATAGTTTTTTATTTCATAGTATGTTTCTCGAGGAGTTATCATCTCCCCATTATTATAAAGGTTACTTATCATCTTTACCACCCTTTATAAGTTTAAATGGAATTACATTATTTTTAATTTTTTTCTTTTTAGGTCCTTTAGAATGAAGATCATAAATATCATGAGCATCATTAATAAATCGTGGTCCCATTTCAGTATAACCAAACTGAACACCATTTAATAAAGCAAAGATAGTAGAAACAACTTTTTCGTAAGTTTTTTTGTCTAATTTGGACGCAAGAAGGGCAAGAGTTTTAACCAGTTCAGTGATACCATCCTTTGGGTTTGCCATTTAAAAAATCCCATGCTAGTTTATAAATTAAAGTTTGTTCAGCTTCATTGTGAGGGCCGTGAATCGTGGTACCTGAACTATTACAAATGATACAAGAAATTGGATTGTTACTGAGCTTTCCAGTAATAAATCCTAAACCTTTACAGTCTTTACAAATCTCGTATTTGTATCTTTTTTCTTTCTTATAAAAATTTTTTAACATTTGCAACTCTTTATTTTAAAGGGCGTGGGAGCAAAGCACAAGACTTTGCTCCCTTTTATTTATTTAGTTAGGTTTAAAATCTTTGACTAACTCCCAAGTATCTTCAGCTTCTTTTTCTCTACGCGTTTCTTCAAATAAATTAAAAGCTTTATTAATTAAAAACGCAGCTACTTTAGACATACTATGGGGCATTTCAAATCTATATAATGATAACTGTTTTAATTCATCATATGTATTTATATTAAGTGCAATAGACTTAAATTTACTATTATCCATAAGGTCTCCATATTAAGTTATGATTGACTTTATTGCCAATCAGACCAAAATCTAATGACCTCAGATAACTTTGCAATCACTTATTTTATAGGACTTTTTTGATAGCAAGGCCTATTTCTCGTGCTATTTGGGGGACAATTGCGTTGCCGAGGGCTTTGATTCGGTTAACTCTACCTTTGTCCAATTCATAGGAAATCCCATTAGGAACTCCACGAAAGTCGGATTCAATTTTCCACCAACTGCTACATTGAGATTCGTCCCTTTTCTTTTGTACTGACTTGGCCCTGCGTTGTTCTTGCTGTCGTTCACTGTTGGAGTGGGTAACATTTTGTTTTTCTCCAAATACAGCATCGCGTCCGATAGTTTCGCTCCGAATGTCGACTCGGGTTTGTTCTTCTTTCTTAGGATAAAAGCTCCAGATTTGGTTCGCTCCACTCTCTCTGATTGTTGTCCTCCCTCTTCGCAATCCACTGTCGGTGTTGGATACATTTGAACTGCGTGTCTCAATGCAAACTGAAGATTGATTCCCTGTTTCTTTTTCTCTGTTGCTCTCTTCTTCCAAGCTTTCAATGTCTCTGATTGATTCGCTAGATGATCTGATCTTTGAGGTGTTGGATACATCTTCACATGTTTTGCTAGAGTCATTCTTCTCTTGGGAGAGGGGTTCACATTTTTTGAATCGTCCACTTGTGGTGTCGGATACATCGATTTTGGATAAAGTTTCATTTGATCTTTTTGATATTGTTGGAACATTTCCGTCCATTTTTCTTTCGGAACTTTGTTCGATTCCAGTCTTGCTTCTATTGCCCACCTCACTACTACTGGATCTATTTGCTCTCTTAAATTTCCAGGCCGTTTTCTGTTCTTTCTCTGTCCACTTCTTATCTGTTGTTTGAAACTTTCCTCTGCTCTCCGAGGCAAGTGATCCATTGTGTTCGGAGTGGCCAATAATCCAAACTCTGTTCCTTTTGTGCCAAGCACCGATGCCTGAAGCTGGAATAAGGAAACATTGGACTTCGAAACCTTCACCTTCCAAGTCATCTTGCACCTGTCGGAGTACCATGCCGTCTTGGATGTTAATAATTCCTTGCACATTTTCCCCAATAACGAATTGGGGTTTGACTTCCCTAATAATTCTAAACATGTCTGGCCAGAGATATCTGTCGTCACTTGTTCCTTTTTGGTTTCCTGCGACTGACATTGGTTGGCAGGGAAATCCTCCAGTAATGACATCTGCTTCGAATTCTTTTCCTTTGACATTTTTTATATCCTCCTCAATGGGTATGTTTGGAAAATTCTTATTTAATACTTTAATACAATAAGGATCTTTTTCAACAAATTTAATTGTTTCAAACGCTCCCGTAGAATGTAACCCTAAACTAAATCCACCTATTCCACTAAATAAATCTAAAATCTTTAATTTTTTCATCTCTTATCTATTTACTCTAAACGCAGGTCAAATGCTAATGATATTCTCTCTTCATCTGTTTTACTAGGTTCAACCATATGTTCTAAATAAGGAGGAAATAATATAAGCATACCTTCTTTGGGTTCTATCTTATGAAATTCATATTTGGTATATCGGCTAAGTAAAAACATACTACTCATTGCTGCAGCTCGTGGATCTTTAAACACTAACTTTCCACAGTTTGATGGGGTTTTTATATAATAATTTCCACACAAATCATATTGCCCACTATGTAAATGCATCTGATTCCAGTCTCCTTTATAATTAATATTCATCCATAGTTGATCTACTTTCATGTTTTCTACACCCAAATTTAATTTTTGGATTACTTTATAAATCTCTTTGAAAAAAATATTAAAATCTTCAAGGGGTAAAAGAGTACTTTGCCAACCTCCTTCGTTGGATAACTTTCTATTTTCTCCTTTATTTTTTAAATCATGTGCATAAGTAATTAGATCTTGATTAAAATGTTTGTGAAAATCCTCTAATATAGTAATCCAATAAGGTGTATCAAATGCTCTTATATGGGAAATTTTCATAATACTACAATTAGCATATATAAAGCTAATAAAGTAATTAGCCCTAATGATGCAAAAATAATAAAAAATATTTTATTCATTTCTTTCTCTCTTCAGCTTGTCTTTTTGATTCTTTATAGGACTCGTTTAATTCTGCTTTTTCCTTTTCCGCTTCTTCCAGAAAATCTTTGTACCCATTATCTTTACGCCATTGGTCAGAGTATTTTTTAATTAATTTTTTTTCTTTAATATAATTCATTTATTTTTTGACAAATTTTTTATTTCTTCTTGATAAACTTTAAGATCATATTTATATTCTTCTGTTGTTTTACTTAACTTTTCTTTTAATTTTTTATTTTCTCTTTGATATTGATCATTAATATCGAGTGCTATTGATAAAGAGTTGTCCATTTCTTTAATCCGAGCTTGAAGAGTTTTTACTTCAGGAGAATTACTTCCAATTGCTTTAATAATAGATAATTCCCCTTCGGCATCTTGTCTTTTCTTTTTTTCGTTTCTCCACATTTCCAATAATGTAGTATAGTCAGTCATTATTGCGAACTCTGTTAGATCCTTTATCTCTATATCTATTTTTCCATTTACATTCTATTTCTAATACTATATCAGTTTTACCATGACAAATTTCAATTAAATGTCCATCAGGTATAGATGATACCCAATAATTTTTATAATCATATAAAACAATTTTGTTTCTAGACCTTCTACTGATTTTTTTTCTCTTAGACAAGTAGCGTCTAATTTTAGACTTATGTTTAGTTTTGAATCTCATTTCTAATTTTAATAAATTTTAATTTAGCAATCTTTAACATCTTCTCAAATAAAGATTCAGCGTTAGGAGTTTTAATAGTGTTTCTTAATTCCCCATTAACATATAAACATAAACTTTGTGATGAGTGATCTAATTCAATAGTAAAAAACTCTTTAGCTTTTATTCTTTTATCAATTCTTTTTAGATCCTCTCGAATCAGGGTCATTTTTTATTCCTACTCCGTTTAAAAGTTTTTTCTTAAAAACATCCACAGACAATTTATTTTTCTTTGCTTGAAATTCTATGTAGTCATTTAAAATTTTAGAAATCATTGCACCAGGAGCTCTAAATTTATCTTTACAGAGTCCTCTTAGTAAATGATAATCTTTAATAGCTACTGCTACACTTTTCCATTTATTAGTGTTCATGATTTTGATTCCTTTCTAATAATATCTCCAATATTATTTACAGCTTTTTTTAGGTGTGAAAGAAAACCTTCATCGTCTACTACATTAATACCTAAACTTTCTTTAAGTCTTTTATTTTCTTCTCTTAATTGTTTTACTTCTGTACATAAACTATCAATCCCTTTTTCTAATCGGTCATAGACAGTATCTTCATTGTTTACATTACTCATTTATCTTTCTCCTGTGGTTGATTGCTTCGTTCTTCAAGTTCATCAAATACTAAAATAGTTGCTATAGTTCGTCCAAAAGGATAATGGATATTTCCTAGGCCATCCTTAAATGAAATAGTAGTTATACCATCAATGTACATATCAAAATGCATAGAGTCTTCAATTGGACAACCATCAACATCAACAGAAGGTATAGAAGATAATTGTTGATCTACATCACTCATGATACTATTTAATATTGAACTTTTACTTTTTTGTTTCACTTATCTTAACTACATGGGAGACTTGAAAAAGTCAATTAAATTATGAAAATATTTTTAGCCCTTATTATATGCTCAGGAACAGCTGGTACTTGTTTACCTCCTTATACCCTACCCCAAACTTACTCTTCAACTTATGAATGCATGATGGAAGGATATAAACAATCCCTTGATAAAATGAAAGAAATTGGTAAAGAAGATGTAGATAAGCACAAAATTTATATAAAATTTCATTGTGGAGTAGATCTTAGATACCCAACATAAAATGATTTTAAAATTCATATTATTAGGCAGCATGTGTTATACCATAGAAACTAAGGTTATTTGCAGAGATTTTATTCAAAACCCTATTTTAAGCGATTCTCAGTGTAGGTCTGCAGCTTACTCTATAGGTATGACAGTTAAGGATAGAATCGAAAAAAAAGAGGGGTCTATGGAGCACTATGAGGCACATTGTATAGCTATTGACCCAGAAGGGTATAATATTGACCATTCCTTTAAAATATCTTATAATATCTTATGAAGGCTTATCGAGTCCAAGCTCGTATGGGAGGAAAGTATTTAGATACTAAACTAAATGCAGCTAACGATGTGGAGGCTTTAGAAAAGTTTTCTAAACTTGTGAGCGAAGGAAATATTGAAACTTACAAAGATGATTTTTGTAACAATAAGCAAGTTCACATAACTTATGAGGAACTGAATAATGAGTCCCAAAAAAATAGAGTTGTTGAAACAACTTCAACATCTTGAACATAAGTGGTCAGCAGAATTAATGACTAATGGTTGCTGTACTGTTGACATGCTTAAAATAGAAACTGATATTAAATCTACTCGAAATAGTATTAAATATCAGGATGTACAAGAAAACTTAGTTCTTAATAGAGCTAGCTAGTTTTTATTGTTTTTAAAAAATTAAGTTTTTTTCCTAGGTTATCTATCGGCTTTTCATATTTTTAATGCTGTTGATCTGTCACTTTTACCTATTACACCTCTTGCAAAAACATTAAACGAAAGTGTGTATCTAGTTTCTTTATTCTTATTTACAGGAACAAAGTGTTTTAATGTACTAGGAAATAAATATAAACTATTTTTAACATCTGGCATACTCCAACTTTCGGAATTTAGATTATTATATTCTTCTAGCGCAAATTGAAAAGTAGAAAATAAAGGTGAGTCTCTTCTAAAAGTAATTTGAGATAAACTTTCTGTTATAAAATATACGGCACTCAATATACTATTAGGGTGAGAATGTTCATGGTGATAAGTACCTTCAGGAGTTTTATTTACCCAACTTTGTGTAATATAAAATTCCGTCAGGTGAGATATTTTTAAATATTTTTTTGTATATTCTTCTATTTTAGAATCAAAATATTTTTTTAAATTAGTTAATTCAGAATGATTTAATATATATTGATCAGAAGATGAGTTATTATTACCTTCATTTAAATGATTTGTTTGACATAGGTTTATTAAAAAATTTTTTTCTTTTATAGATATTTGATAGTCATTAGAATGAAAAAGAGGTATCCCAAAAAGTAAATGGACTCCAGGGTCGATCATATTAAGTTTTCTTTTTAAAAAAATTAAATTTTGTATTTAGGTTATCTAGTGGCTTGGTAAATTCGTAATGGTTTATTATTTTTAATAAATCTTTACGCTTAGTTAAGGCATAAGGAAATAATAATTTTGCAACTACTAAAGCTTTGCGATGACTACATCTCCATCTCCATTGATCTTTTCTACCAAAGCCTCCATTTTTTTTATAATTAATAGATCCTAACTGTTGAATAATTTGATAAAAATGATGAATAGTTTCTAAGTGAGTCATAGAAATTTCCATTCCCACATTCCATTTCATATAAATGTTACCGTTTGGATTTTTAGATTTGTATTGAGCATAATTAACATTACCCTCTCCATCAAATAAACCTGCACACCACCCTATTAAAGCTTTACTTTGTTCCACCCCAATTTCCTCCTAATCCATATTTTACAACAGAAGGTACTTTAAATTCTATTGTAGTTTCCATTATTTTTTTAATTTCTTCTGCATGTTTTTTATCTTTAACATTGAAACAAAGTTCATCATGAATTTGTAATATAGGTAAATGACCAGCAGTAGCACAATCTAACATAGCTTGTTTAGTTTGGTCTGCCGAAGATCCTTGAATTAATCTATTCAATGCTTTGTAAGTGTAAGCTCTTTTAATATTGTCTCTACCATATTTAGCTACTGCATTATCAAATGTTTCAGCCAAATGCAAACCAAAATCTTTAGTTTCCCATTTATCAAATCTGCATTTTCTACCTTTTTTAGTTCTAATAACTCCTTTTTCATCGGCTGCTAATTTACATCTGTTAGATAATTTTTTTACAAAAGGAACTTTGTTATTGTATTTAATAATTAATTCATCGGCTTCTTCTTTACTTACACCTAATGAAATAGCTAATTTATTTTTACCCATCCCATACATTAAACCTAATCCAATTGTTTTAGCCTGAGTTCTTTCAATCCCTACCAAGTCAGCTATAGTTTGATGAAAGTCCGCATTAGAATTTTGATAAGCTTCTACCAATTCATTAGCACCTGAATAACCATTTTCTCCAATAGAGGCTGCATAATGAACCGTCATTCGTGGTTCTTGTTGGGAATAATCAAAGCTCCCCCATTTATATCCTTCCTCTGGTACAAAGAGACTTCTTATTTTAGGACCAAAATCTTTATTTCTAGCCGGTACTTGTTGTAAATTTGGGTTAGTCATACTTAATCTACCAGATACAGTTCCTCCTAAATCGGATCTAAGCTGTTGAACCTCTCCATGAATTCGCCCTTTGATTTGATATTTCATGATGGAAGATAAGAAAGTTCCATGAAATTTATTTATCTCTCGGGCTTGAACAATCAACTTAGCTAGTCTATGGTTATTATTTATTAACCAATTTTGAGTAAAGGAAGGCTCTTTTGTTTTTTCAGTTCGTGGATATGGTAACTTTAGTTTGTCAAAAGCTTTGGCAATCTGGCGTGCTGCCCAAATGTCTACTTCTATTCCTGCTTCTTTTTTTATGTCCAACAGTAATTCTTTTTCTTGGCTCTTCATTTCTGTTTGTAATTTTTCAGCTTCTTCCACTTGTACTCTAACACCTCTCTGACGCATTTTTATTAATATAGGAATTAATTGTTGTTCCATGTTCCAAACAGTGGTTAAACTTTGTGTCGATATTTCTTGTTTAAATCTTTGCCATAAATTAAGCGTGAGTCGTGCATCTTGTTCAGCATAATAACCAACATGTTCTGCAGGTAATTTCCACATTTCTGCTTTAGCATCTATTCCATGCGAGGCTGCAGCTTCTTTTAAATCTGTCTCAGCTTTTATTTCTCCTAGATAATCAATTGACAATGCGTTTAAAGAATAAGAAAATCTATTCTCATCTACTAACGCTGCGGCAATCATCGTATCAATTATTTCACCTTTAACTTCTATACCTGATGCTTGTAACCAACCAACATCGTATTGAGCATTATGAAATATTTTAGGACACGGTAAAGCACATATTTTTTTCATATAAGCTTTTACTTGTGCAGGAATCATATTACCTCCTCCTAAATGACCAAAGGGAAAGTAACCCTGCCATCCATCCACCGCTACTGCAAACCCAACTATTTCTCCTTTTCCTAAAGCCCACCCAGCTCCAAGGCCATTACTAATACCTTCATCTCTAGTTTCTAAATCAATTGCTATTTCTGTTGCAGAAGATAAATCTTTATACTCACTGGGAGTATTCCACATAGATTTTTTAAATTCCAATGTTAACTGTAATCCTGTCATTCACCTATCTTTCCTAAGTGTCTTATTACTGTCCACGGGCTTAGACTGTAATCTTTTGTGCAACTTAGTAATAAATTGCTCGACAGCACAATCACCACAATAATAAATTTTATTTTCAAGAATGACTGCATTTTTTTCACATTCATTACATTTTATTTTTTTTATCATCTTCTATAGCTTTAATTTCTAATTCACAATAATGAATTATTTTTTGTAAATCTTTTATCTTGTCTTTATTTAAATAGCGACAAACATACTTCACAACACATCCTTGAAAAAAAGATAATTTATTTTTGGTAATAAATTCAAAAGGTTGAATACGAAAGTTTTTATAATGAGTTCCTCCAATTTGTTTGTCTTGAGGAAATGCTTTATCAAACATATCTTTATCTGTCATTTTTTCTCCTGAATGTAAATTAAATAATCAGATCCAATTGGATAATTAAACTTATAGTCAGATCTTAATAAATGTAAAGTTTTTTTAGCTCTAGTAGCCCCTGTATACCAAACTTTTTTTTCATCACTTTTTTCTTTCTTATTTTTATTCTCAAAGTCTGAAGGGTAGTTTCCTTTACTATACAGAACTACATGATTAGCTTCCCCACCTTTAACTGAATGAATAGTATCTATTGTAATTAAAGGATCTTTATCTAATTCTTTTTGGCCATATCTTCTGAGTAATCGTATAAAATGCCGTACTTGTTTAGGCTTAAAATTTCTTCTTAATATCCAATACCACGGTTTAATTTTATCTTTTAAGGGCAGATCTAATCCTGCCCATTCTACTAAGGATTCAAAATCATATTCTTTAAAATCAGGTTCAGAGCTCCAAAATTTATCACTTCTATATTTAGGATCCTTAAGTTCCCTAATATATTTGTACATATTTTTACTTTGCTTTTTATCTATCTTTTTATTTTTAGTAAGAGCCGTCCAAGACTTAATGGCTTCCCATTGTTTTATATCGAAACATTTTGTGTCCTTGTTATCTTTATAATAAAGACCCGCATCTTTAGCCAACATTCTTAATTCATTTACTGTTTCATTAATCCGACCTAAAATGTACCAATCTTCTTTTAAAGATTCAAAAGGAATTTCTCTAAAAGATAAATAACTTTTAACATATCCTTTCATCTTACCAGGTTGATATTCTTTTTCCTCACTATCATTTATCCCTCTTCTAATTACTTGAGAAAATTTATAAATAGCTTCTCCAAATCTTTGAGTTCTTCTTAATTTAACTTTTCGTCCTGGAAAAAATGTAGTAAAATATTTAGAATCGGCTCCATTCCATTTGTAAATCCCTTGATCATCATCTCCTGCTAAATAAATTCTATTAACTTTATCCGCCATTTTATAAATAACAGACCATTGTAATGGAGTGCAATCTTGTGCCTCATCCAAAATTAAAACTTTTAATTTAGGAAAATCTAAAGTAATTGCTTTTTCAATCATATCATCAAAATCAATAAAAGCTTTTTCTCCTCCATATTTTTTATAATGTTCATAAGTATTAATTTTTCTTTTAAAAATCGTTAGAGAATCTTTTTTATAGCTTTCTCTTTTATAAGCTTCTTCAGGAGTAATAAGTAAATTTCTAGCTTTACTATAAATAGCTAAAGACCAATCTTT